TTTAGTCAAGTAGCATCAAGAAGAGGAATAGATAATACACCTTCTGCTAAAGTAAAAGATAATTTAGAAAGACTTGCTTTATTCTTAGAACAAGTCCGTAAAGTGGTTAATAAACCCATATCCATAAGTTCAGGATATAGATCAAAGGAAGTTAATGAATCAGTGGGTGGATCTAAAACATCTCAACATTGTGAGGGGTGTGCAGCTGACTTTAATGTCAAAGGAATGTCTCCTGATGCTGTGGTTAGAGCCATTGTCACTGCTGATATTCCTTACGATCAAGTCATATTAGAATTTGATAGTTGGGTACATATATCTATTCCAACTGTTAAAGGTGGTGCTCCAAGGAAACAAGCTTTAATTATAGATAACAAAGGAAAAAGAGACTTTAAATGAAGAAAACTCCTACAACTAAGATGGGTAAACAAAAAAAGATTGGTAAGGTAATGAGTGAGTATAAAGCAGGTACACTCAATACTGGTTCTAAAAAAGGTCCTATTGTTACATCTAAGAAGCAAGCGATTGCTATTGCATTATCACAAGCTGGTATGTCTAAAAAGAAAAGGAAATAATTATGCCTATGGTCGGAATGAAGAAGTTTGCTTACACTTCAAAAGGTAAAAAAGAAGCTAAAGAATATGCTAAAAAAACTGGTAAGAAAATGGCTACTAAGCCTGTTAAAAAAACTGGTGCAAAGCGTGGCTACTAAACCAGGATTATACGCTAACATTAATGCTAAAAGAGCACGAATTAAAGCGGGTTCAGGTGAAAAGATGCGTAAGGTAGGGGCTAAAGGTGCTCCTACTGCTAAAGCGTTTAAACAATCATTAAAGACGGCTAAAAAGAAATGATTAAAAAAGGTAAAGAAACTTTTGCTGGTTATAACAAACCTAAGAAGACTCCCTCTCATCCTACCAAGAGTCATGCAGTTGTGGCTAAAGTAGGTGAAACAGAAAAGTTAATTAGGTTTGGTCAGCAAGGTGTTAGTGGAGCAGGTTCTGCCCCTAAAACAGCTGCAGATAAAGCTAGACAGAAGTCTTTTAAAGCAAGACACGCTAAGAATATAGCTAAAGGTAAGATGAGTGCAGCTTATTGGGCTGACAAGGTTAAATGGTAAGAAATTAGTTGACATTAAGCCATAACTATGGTATAATTGTTATATATACTGGGAAAATAATACATGACTTATTTAGAAGTTGTCAATAAAGTTTTACGAAGATTAAGAGAGCCAACAGTAGCATCTGTGAGTGAAAACTCATATAGTGCTCTTATTGGTGAACTTGTCAATGTATCCAAACGAGAGATAGAAGATGCTTGGAACTGGTCTGTTTTAAGAACAACTCTTACAGCTACCACTGCTCCTGATCTATTCAACTATGTCCTTCGTGGTGCTGGAACTCGCTTTAGAGTTTTAGAGGTTATTAATGATACAGATAATTACTTTATGCAACCAAGAGATGGTAGATGGTTTGAGTCTCATCTATTATTAGCAGATCCACAAAAAGGTAGTCCAATATACTACAATTTTAATGGTGTGACTTCTTATGGTGACTCTCAAGTAGATGTATTCCCTATACCTGATGCTGTTTACACATTACGCTTTAATGTGGTTATGCCACAAGATGATTTAACTCTTGATGCTGAAGTAGTACAAATACCTTATACACTCCTTATTGAAGGTGTCCTTGCTAGAGCAATTGCTGAACGAGGTGAAGATGGTGGTAATCAAGATCAAGAGATGCGTTATAGAAATATGTTAGCTGACCTTATTGCTATTGAGAATGGTCAAAGAGTAGACGAAACTACTTGGTATCCTAGTTAATATGGCTGGAACCTTAAAAACTACATCCATTTCAGCACCAGGATTCATGGGTTTAAATACCCAAGATTCTTCTGTTACGCTTGAAAGCGGTTATGCTTCTATAGCAACTAATTGTATCATAGATAAATATGGTAGACTTGGTGCTAGAAAAGGTTGGGATGCTGTTACAAATGCTACTAATGCAGTTGTTACAGGAAGTATCTCAACTACTACTTTAACTGTATCAGCAGTTACTTCAGGGGCATTATCAGTTGGTGTAGTATTATCAGGTACTGGAGTTACTGTAGGAACTACTATTACTGCTTTAGGTACAGGTACAGGCGGAGTAGGTACTTATACAGTAAGTGCATCTCAAACAGTTTCAAGTAGAACTATAACTGCATCTAATGCGTTAGGTTCAGAAAACCCTATAGAATCTATTTTTGAATTTAAAGATGTAGCTGGAAATATAACTTATTTATCTTCAGGCAATCTAAAAATATATAGTGGAAATGAAACTCTAAAAGTAGAAACTATTAAGAGTTCAGGTGCTAACCCATCAACAGATTTATCACCTCAACCTACTTTTACAGGAAGTAGATGGCAATGGGCTGCTCTTCCTGAAGGAACAGGTCCTGATGCAAACTCTTATGGCTTTGCTGCACAATTAGGAAATCCTTTATTAGTATGGAGAAGAAAAGGTGTTGCAGATCCACATACTGGTGATTTTGTTTTACAAAAAGTAGATCAAACTACTGGTTATGGTCATAAACCAACTGGAGTTACTACATTTGATCCTGACTGTATTATTTCTGCTTTTGGTAGAGTTTGGGTTGCTAATTTAACAAGTAATAAATCAACTATATATTATAGTAAACTTGTTGATCCTGCTGTATTTTCAGGAACTGGTTCAGGTCTTATTGATATTGCTTCTGTAGTTGGCAATAATGATGAAGTTGTAGCCTTAGCTCAACATAATAAATATTTAGTTATTTTCTGTAAAAATAATATTGTAGTTTATCAAGGTGCTAATGATCCTACAACAATGACATTAGCTGACACTATTAAAGGTGTTGGATGTATTGCAAGAGATTCTATACAAAACACTGGTAATGACTTAATATTCTTATCTAAGAGTGGTGTAAGAAGTTTTAACAGAACAGTACAAGAAAACTCAATGCCACTTCGTGAACTATCTCTTAACATTAGAGATGACTTAGTTGGTTATTTAGCTGTAGAAACTACGAATAATATTAGAAGTGCCTATTATGAAAAAGATGCTTTTTATCTTTTAACATTCCCAGGTTCTAAAGTTACAGTTTATTTTGATTTAAGGCAAGTCCTTCAAAATGGAGCAGCTAGAAGTACTTTGTGGAATAGTACCGCTGGTACACCTTATACAGCATTTTGCTCTACAGAAGACAGAGAACTCCTAATTGGACTTCCTGGTAAGATTGCTAAATACAATGGTTATTTAGATGGAACTACAACATATAATATGACTTATTATACATCTAGTTCTGACTTAGGTAGTGCTACAACTAATAAGATGTTAAAGAAAGCTTCATTAGTTATTATAGGTACTGGTGATCAAGATTTTTCATTTAAGTATGGTTATGACTATACATTAAATTATACAACACAACCTATTAATAGAAATTTAGGTACAGGTATATATAGTATTTTTAATACTACTTTTGAGTATAATATTGCTAAGTATTCTTCTGTTGGTATTGGTGTTAATACAATTTCAGTGCCTTTAGGTGGATCAGGAAAAGTAATACAATTTGGAGTTGAGTCAACAATTAATGATAATCCAGTCTCTATACAAAAGATTGATGTCTATTTACAAACAGGGAAAATGATATAATGGCAAACTATACCAAGGCAACCAATTTCTTAGCAAAAGATTCTTTAGCAACAGGCGATGCTGCTAAAATTATTAAGGGTTCTGAATTTGATACTGAGTTTAATGCTCTACAAACAGCAGTTAATAGTAAAGCTAATACTATTTCTCCAGCCTTTACTGGTACTCCTACAGCCCCAACAGCTGCTGCAGGAACTAATACATCACAATTAGCTACAACAGAATTTGTAACTACTGCTATAAGTGCTGGGGGTGTTCCATCAGGTTTAATTTCTATTTGGTCAGGATCTTCTGCAACTATACCTACAGGTTGGTTGCTATGTAATGGTACAAGTGGTACACCTGATTTAAGAGATAGATTTGTTATTGGTGCAACTACTTTATATGCAGTAGGTGCAACTGGTGGTAGTAAAGATGCAGTTGTAGTTAGCCATACACATACAGCAACAGTTACAGACCCTACACATACACATACTTATGGTAACTCAGTAAGAGTCCAAGTTGGTACTGATAATGGTACAGCTTATGATGCTAATAATGGTGGTACATTTAGTACAACAGCTGCTTCAACAGGTATTACAGTGGCAAATAGTACAACAGGTTCTAGTGGTACAAATGCTAACTTACCTCCGTACTACGCTTTATGTTATATTATGAAGAGTTAATGAGTAAGATAGAATATGTAAACCTTCTCTATAGGATTTATGGAAGCCCTAAAGAGAATAAAAAGAAGTTCTTAGAAGAAGCAGCTACTTGGGAATATTACCCAATATATAGAGATAATAAAGTAGTTGCCTTAATTATGACTAAGGGAAATAGAATCCATTGTGGATGTCTCCCTGAATACAAATGCAAATGGTTTCCTTTAAAGATGTATAAGCGTATTATGAAGAACCTTCTTCTTAAATATGGTAGAGTAGAAACATCTACTTATGCTGAATCAGAAGAGTTTGTTAAAAGGTTAGGATTTAAAGAAGTTGGAAGAACTAAAGATGTTATTAATTATATAAAGACAGAGGTATAATATGAGTTTTGTTACAGATTTATTCGGTGGTGGTGATGCTCCTACAGTAGCTCCATATAAAGCATCCGACATCTATTCAACTACAGGGAGTGCTGTAGGTGGTGCTGGAGGATCAGTAACTACTTCTTTATCTCCTGAACTACAGCAATTCTATAACTTCTACTTAAATGAAGCTAAGAAGAATATGCCTACTGGTGCATCAATCGATTTTGCTAATCAAGTAGGTCAATTTGGTCAAAGTATGTTTGGTAATGCGGCTAATTTAGATACTGGAGCTATGACTAATCAGTATTATAATCAAGTGTTAGCAGGGTTAGATCCACAAAGACAAGAAGAAAATGTTACTTTAGCTAATACACTTTTCTCACAAGGTCGTACTGGTGCAGGTAGTGGTGTAGCTGGCGGTGGTTATGTTAATCCTGAACAGTTTGCTTTATTAAAAGCAAGAGAACAAGCTAATGCTGGTATTTATTTAACAGCCGAAGACAGAGCTAGAGCAATTAGAAATCAAGAATTACAAAGTGGACTTGGCTTTGTAGGTTTAGGTAATGAACTTAAAACAGCAGGGTATGCTCTACCTACATCATTATTTGGTACAGGTGTACAACTTGGTCAAATTAATAATCCATTAATTGCTCCATCACTTTCAGCTGGACAAATGGTGACTAATGTTAATACACAAAATGCTCAAATTGAAGCTCAAAACCAAGCAAATAAACTTGGGTTTTGGGGTGGTCTCATTGGTAGTGGTTTTAGTGCTCTTAATCCATTCTCTAGTGCTACAAAAGGTTTAAGTAGTTTATTTAGTACTCCATCATCAGGTCGTGGTGACTATACTGGTGGCATTCAACTACCTAGATATTAATAAGGAAAAATCATGGCTGGAATCGTACCTAGTTTATTTGGACCAAC